GGTGCGGTGGGTGCGCCGCCGGCGGCCTCCGAAGTGCCGCCGCCCCGGATTTCTTCGAGTAAATCTAGCGCTTCTGCAGCTGGGCCAGCGCTGGGCGCCCGGGCCTGCAGCCGATCGAGCAGCCGGGCCCTGATGTCGGCGCTCTTATGCACAATGGTGCTCTCTTTGCGCTCTAGGAAGGCGCCCACTTCGAATAGGTTACCGATGAGCTGCAGCGCTTTCATGCGCTGGGCCGGTGGGAACTCTGGGTTTAGTGTGTGCTCTACCAGCTGCTGCACCAGCAGGGCCTTCAATTGTGCGGGTGTCCGATGTTTCTCCGCTTCAATGGCCAGCTTATAGGCTGCTATCTCCCTTTGAATTCTTGCGTCAGCTGCTAGCACATACGGCGCGTTCTTGATTGTGCTGGGCGCTGGGTTGGCCTTATGGCTGCCCCGGTATGCTTGGGCCTTACTCTGGCCGAGTGCTACGGCATGAGCGAAGGCTTTCATTTTCCCCGTAATCTTGGGCTGCTTACCCCCTCCGCTTGATAGCAGCGATTCAATGGGGACTTGATCTAATCCGGCTTTTATCTGCGCGCGTGACAATTTTTGGGGCATGGTGTTTTTGTGGGTACAAAATAAGAATGACCCGAAGATAACAAAACCCGCGCTGCAATGCAAACCACTTGCACCAGCTGGGCCGGGCTGGTCTTATCCCATCACAGCAGCTGCAGCACCGAATAAATGCCCCGGCACCGATCACCAGGAATAAAACCGGCCAAAAATTCGACCCAAAAAAACGCGCTGTTTTGTCCCCCCTGGTGATGCTGGCCTATCCTCTCACCCAGCAGCTGGCCCTTAGAGCTGCAGCCTATACGCAACACGCGCTAAATTATTTTGCGTTATCTGTATAAAACCCCCTTGACAAGTCAACACATGACATCATGTAATCGTTATTCATGTTTTAACCACGCCATGAAAGGGCACCCAATGAAACCACTTTATTTAATTGCCTGCAGTAGCGCCAAGCTGGGCCACGCTGCACCAGCTGCAGAGCTGTACACCGGCCAAGCTTTCCGGCTGGCCATGCAGGCCGCCGAGCGCGCCGGCGCCGATGTAATCATCCTCTCGGCCCTACACGGCGCCGTGAGCCCCACGCGCCAGCTGCAGCCCTACAATCGCGCCCTCTCCGACATGAGCACTCACCAGCGCCGGGTTTGGGCCGCAATGACAGAACAGCAGCTGCAGCAGCACAAGGGCCGCGCTATAACTGTGCTGGCCGGTAAACACTACGCCGCAGCTGTAGAGAGCTGGCCTAACGTATCACGCCCGCTGGCCGGGCTGGGAATCGGCCAACAGCTGGCAGCGCTTAAAGCTTTAAACACCACAGTTCAAGAGCTGGAAGCGCTCGAAGAGCTGGCCCTGACCGACTACAGAGCTGCACAGGCCGATTATTACGCCGCATTCAATGCCGGCTGGGATATTGGCCGGGGCGATATGCAGCTGGCCCGCGTGAGATTAGGAAAGATACGCGACCAGCTGCACGACCTAGACCACGAAGGCCGGCGCGAACTAGAGCGCGAAGCCCGGGCCGACTACGCCGAGCGCGCAGCCCTCATGCTTGACGATGCATAAACCCCAACCAACCGAAAGGCAAACTATGGAAACTTACCGCTACATTTACCGCCGCGATGGCGCCCTGATTTTCACCAGCGAGCGCATGACCGAAGAGCTGGCCGAGCTCATGACGCGAAGCGGCCTAGCGATCGCGGCCCGGACTGACCCCGGCGTTACAGCTGAAATTTTCGAAGATGAGGACAACTTCGAAGAGGCCCGCGATTATCACCCCTACGGCGACCCCCAAACTTGAAAGGCCCGACCATGACAACACTTGAACTCTACGAGCGCGAAAGCCACACCTACGCCCCCGGCTGGTCACACCTTGACAGCTGGGCCCATATTGGCACCGCAAAACTACTGCAGCAGCGCATGACGCGCGAGCCTGACGGATACGATGACGGCGGCGCCTATCTTGCAAAGGTTATCGCGCCCAGCAGCCTAAAGGGCCGCGACCTATCCCGGGCCATTGCCGCGACCATGGCCGGAAGCAGCTGCAGGCATGAGCACGACTGTTGCGGGTGCCCGAGCACCAGCGCCAGCGTTAAACGCACCAGCGCGCGCGAGTACAGCGTTCATCTGCGCGTGAGCTTCAACTACTAAAGGCCCATCATGAAAGAAAAATTAAACCGCATTTTTTACATTTACAGCGAAGCCAGCGTTTTTGTGCTCATGCTGGCCGGCGCCATTATCGAGCTGGCCTGCTGGGCCTATCTGCCCGCGCCAATTAGTTGGCTGGCCGGGGCTGCTGTTATTTTCTTTTCTGCAGCTGCTGCCAGCTGCGCCCTTTACATCTACCGGAGAGAATCAAAATGCAGCCAATGAAACATCACCGACACCGACAACACTACAGCCCAGCAGCAGAGCGCGCCGAAGCCCGGGCCGCTGCTGGTTTTGATTTTCTCGCCGTTTTGCTAGTGGCCGGTGCCCTGACTGTGGGCGCCCTTTTTTACTTCGACATTTTTACAAAGGGGTTTTAACCATGGGAAACAGAGCCGTTTTATCATTCGACACCGCCGACAACGCGCCCGCGATATATCTACATTGGAACGGAGGCCGCGCGAGCGTTCAAGGGTTTATTGACGCCGCCCGGGCGCTGGGCCTGCGCCACGCGCCAACAGCTGCAGCACAAGCCGAGGCCCTCGACCAGCTGGCCGAACTATTGGCCCGGCATTATTTCCGGTGCAATGTTGGAATGACAGTCTATAGGCTGCATTACGCCGGCGCCGACCGCGACAACGGCGACAACGGCACCTATTTACTGGGCCATGATTTAACAATTATCGAGCGCTTTTATAAACGCGGCCCCGATGAAATAAACCCAGCCAAAACGGCGGCAATAGCCGAACGCATTACGGCCAGCGCGCCCGCATTTAACTAAGGGGCCGCAATGCTTTACACATTCATTAGAAACAGCGGAAACCGCAAAACCGGCCCGCTGCCAGTTACCTACAATTTGCGCGACACGTGCCCGCCGGGCTGCGCCCTTTACCGGGCCGGCTGCTATGGTGAAGACTTTCATACCCGCATGAGCTGGGATAAGGTGCCCCAGCGCGGCGCCCCGGTGCAGCAGCTGGCCGGCCACATTCAGAGCCTGCCCCCGGGCCAAGTGTGGCGCTTTGCTGTAGTGGGTGATCTGCCCGGTAAGGGTGAAAAAGTAGACGCCCACGCGCTGGGCCTAATCGTGAAGGCCAACCGGGGCCGGCGCGGGTTCACCTACACCCACAAACACCAGCCCGAAGCGCTCAAGTGGGTTAAACACGCCAACAGCTGGGGCTTTACGATCAATTTAAGCGCCGACAACGCCGGCCACGCCGACCAGCTGGCCGACACCGGCGCCGGGCCTGTGGCCGCTGTTGTGCCCATGGATACACCCAAAGTCAGCCACACCCCAGCCGGGCGCCTTATTGTGATCTGTGAGGCCCAAACCCGCGAGGAAATCACTTGCGAAAGCTGCGGAAACTTTGAACCATGGTGCAGCCGCTCAGACCGTGATTTTATCGTAGGCTTTCGGGCCCATGGCAGCAAGGCCAAGCAAACCGACAAGCTGGCCCGCAAAGTTATCCCCATTTTGAAAGGTTGAACCATGCTTAAAACAATGCGCGCAAAATATCCCGGGAAGTGCAGCCTATCAGGCGCCCGCATAAACCCGGGCGATTTCATCATATACGACACCGACACCCGGACGGCCCAGCTTGAGCCGGACGCCGACACAATCCAATTCACAACGACCAGCCCGCGCGTGAGCGATGTTTTTAACTTTTCGGGCCGCGAGTTCTATCGCAACAAAAAGGGCCGTTGTGAAGACGCGCCATGTTGTGGGTGTTGCACCATATGAGCATTACAGAACCGCGCACCATGGCCCAGCTGCTGGCCGATGGATACACGCGCGATCAGGTTTATAACGCAGT